AGTCCTGGATTAACAGTTTTTCCACGAACATCAAAGAATCCAATCCCCTGGAGAACACTGTTCTCCTCCATTATCTTTTTAAGCTGGCCATAAGAGTATTTTGTGCCATAAAGGTCGATTGTTTTATTTAGGTTTATGCCATAAGTTATGTTGGTCGCTGCCCAGTGTAATTTGGGGTTAATAGATTGTGCTAACCCAATGTCTAGCCAGTTCTGCATAATGTCTGACACTGCGTTTCTAGCGTGAAATGCAGGAAACCAAGCTGTAAGTGTTCCTTTCAAGAAATTGAGTGCTTTGTCATACCCTCTCAAAATAACATTTAATTCCTCTGAGTCTATCGGGGTTTTCTCTAGTGCATTTATCCAATTAGCAACACTCTCTGGTATCTGTACATTTTTAAATCTTGCTGTCGGTGTTTTAAATTTGGAATATTGGGTTGAAAGGGCTTTTTCTCTTGTTTGTAGAGCCTTAACCAAGGACTCATTGCCAGATTTTATCGCCTTATCTAATTCTCTTCTTATTTTCCCAAGTTCTTTACCTGTTTGTTGTAGTTTTTGGCGTTGTTTTGCTCCAGACAATACACTACCAGGTATTTCTTTTCTGAACTCTTTAATTTTGGGCATTGTAACCATCTTTTCGCCAGCTGGAATATTGCTTGGGTCTGAAAAACGCTCTGCCCAATTAGTGTAAAGATTGGATTTTTCTACCTGTTTTAATGAATCATTTTTCCTCTTCATTAAGATTTTTTTAATGTCTGCCTCTGGAGTTAACCCTGCCTTATTTGCTTTTTCCACAAATTCATCCCAGTTTTTAGCAATAATCTTTCTTGGGTTGGCATATCTAACAGCAGTTTTTGTTTTATCAGCAACGAGACCGACAGTTTTAACTACGGGTTTTTCTTTGTAATATTGTGTGACGTAGTTTTTCAGGGTCTTTTGTAGAAGCTCTTTGCCCCCCTCTTCTTCTGCAATCTTACGAAACTCTTTTTGAGCGAATTTTGCTACTGGTTTTAGTTTTTGTGGCAGTGATTCAATATTTCCATTGTAAATCGCCTTAGTTATTTGCTCTCTTTCCTTTACCCCAACACGTCTAAAGTTTTGGCTAACCTCAGTAGTAAATTGATTAATTCTCCCAGCATATCTATCTCTAAAACTTTGTACTGCACGTCTTGAAGCTAGGTCTTTGTATCCAAGTTGTTTATCTCTCGACACTAGGTTAAATGCTTTTTCTCTTGTGGCATCAAATAGCGGCTGAATCCTTTGCGTGCCAGGTAGTGTTTTGCCTGCAAACTTCACGCCACCCCTGTCTACGAGTTGTCGTGATAGCTGAGGAGAAGTTGCTATCTCTCTTCCTATTGCTTTTTCTGCTGCCTCACGACTACCACGTTTAGCCACTTCTTTTGTGAATTGCTTTGTCCCCTGTTTAGAAAGTGTCTTAATCCCCTGCTGGGTATAAATCTTCGCACCAGTGCCAGTACCAAGTGTTAAATATGTTGTCAGGTCAAGTAGTGTGTCCATGCCAAAGCCGATTGCTCCCTTGCCTGAAATATCACCATATCTGGTTTTAATTTTGCCTAAATCTCCTACACCAGCAGATGTCAGAACATCTTTGTAGATAGTTTTGTCTTTACCAGCAAGTCCTCGATAACCAGCTTTGAGAATATCAAAAGGAGTCGCTTTTTTATTCGTTACAAGCGTTTTTGCGATATTAGCAGAGGCATAGTTTGAGCGACTTAAAACATCACCAATGGTTTGTAGGGCGTTTAGCCCACCCTGATACCACGGTTTCTTTGGCTCTTCTATTCTAGTTTGTCTTGACCAGTTTATTGCCATCTTAGTAAGGTGCTACTCCCCATGTTTTTTGCATCTCTGAATTAGCCTCGTCTATTGTCCATTGGTTTGAAGCTATCGCTTCCTGCCCACCCATAAAATCGTTATAGTAGTCGGCATCTCTCTCTGGGTCTTTTCTACCCATATTGTAGAAGATATTAGACATCAACGCTTTCTTTTCTGCACTTGGCAGAGCCGATTTATAAATTCTTGCCAAATCTTCTGACATCTTTAATTGGGCATTTCCTGATGCTGACAACCCAGATATTCCGGCTGATGCTGCACTAACCGAGTTTCTCAAATCTGTCTGGTAGGCATCTATCGCTGCTATCTCTGAATCAAGTAAGGCAATCGCATCTTCATAATCAGCCTGAGTTTCAAAGTCTTGATAATTCATTTCAGCAATATTGTATTCACGCTGTTTTCTCAAGTCGGTCAAGTAGTTGTCAATCTCTTTTAGCTGAGATGCTTCTTCTTCATTGAGGTAAGATAGGTTTCTGTTAAATGCGTTGTCAGCTTCAGCCCTTGCCTTCTCTGAGAAAGATGAATCACCTAGCCCACGGGAGCTGTATGCTGAGGTTAGCCCACGCTTGGTAGATGCGACACCCTCTTCCATTTCTCCTCGTGTGCGACCATAAGCCTTGCCAAGTTCTTCTTTTTTCTCACCTGCCCTAGATACTAGGGTATTGTATTGGTCTTCACCAAACTGTTTTGCTATTTCACGCATCTTTTGTGCTTCACCATATCTAGTTTGGTAGCGACCTCTTGCTTCCTCAAGAGCAGCTTTTTTAGCCATAGCTTCAGCCGAATTACCACCACCACCACCACCACCACCAGAACCATACACCCTACCTAGTTGTTCGCCTGTAAATGGGTCGATCGGTGTCCCACCCTGAGCCTGTTGAGGTGTCGGCTCTTGCGGTGCTTGGCCACCAACATAATGGCCATATATCGGAGAATTGTATTTTGCTGTTGTCTGTCTTTCATTCTCAGCAGCAAATGCCTTTTTTATCCCCTGCCCACCAGTGATTGCATACCTGGTTTCGTAGGGGATTACGCTCTTCAAATACTCTCTTGCTGTCCCACCTGTTCTAAAAGTACCGAGCGGATTTGTAATCGTACTTTTCCATACATCCCACAAACTTGCCATCTCTATCCTTTCTTTTTCTTATATTTTATATTTCGTATTGTTTGTTATGTTGCCAATTTGCTTCTTAAATTACGTTAGTGACAACAGTGCTACTGACATATAAGTTTCATTATTTATACTTTTGTTCCCGCCAGATGTTTGATAAACATATAACTCAACATACCCCCCAGCATTAAGTTGAACGATATCGGATAATGATTGTGTTAAAATATTGGCTGTTATATTGTGAGAGGCAGCAGTTGCAATTCCTGAACCATTTTTATATATTTTTGTGTAAAAATCAGAACCAGCAGGATCAGCCCACTGAGTTGAAGCATTCACTTGATAATATCCGGTAATTGGTGCAGTAAAACGATAATTGGTAGTATCGTCGAAGTTACTGCCAACATCAAAAGTTTCGCTGTTTAGTTGTACCTTTGTCCACGAGCCAGTTCCTATGGTTTGGTTTGTTGATCTTTTTGCTCTAGCCCTGGCTATCATATTGTTAGGAAACCCTACTGGTGAAGTAGCTTTAGAGTAGTATGGTGAAGTTATAGCGTCGTTAGCGACTGTATAATCCGTTCCGCCTGTAACTGTAAGGGTAGTATCTGCTACCGCAGTTACATAGAAGTATTTTACTGTGGTTTGGGTAATTTTAATCTTATCTCCGACCGAGTAGATAGCTGTTGCACCAGAAGGAACTGTTATTGTATTAGCAGAAGCGTAAGCCCATGATTGGTCGGCAGGAATCCATCCAGTGTTAAGAGAGATTATTCTATCTCGCAGGAAGGTGAAATATTTAGAAGCATCAGATAATCTGACGACAGAAGATACATCATGCCCTTGTGCTGTTCCAGACACTCCTCTACCGATGGCAGCCGATGGTACAGTTACATAGTCAGCACCTTTTGCATTGTAGAATATTACCTCACGCTTAGATGTGTTAGTCGGGTCGATGGTTAAGAAGCCCTCTGTCGGTGTTGGTAGAGTGTTCAAATAAATATTGGTGTCCGTAGCATCTGTGACCGCAGTTTTTAGGGTTGTTTCGAAAAAGTCCTCTTGGTCTATATTAGCGATTTTTGTGTTTAATGTTGAATAAGCCATTTTTCTCCTTGGTTATACTTTGTCAGTTGGTGTGAAAACAAAGTGTGATAATGGTCTGTAAGTCCCCCTAAGACTCATCAGTGTCCATGTATCGGTTGCATTATTATTAGAAACTTTAACTTGTACATTTCTGCCACGCTTATTGATTCTAAATCGTTTCACAACATTAGTAGTTACCTCTGAGGTGATAGTCGCCCCACCAGCTAACCCAAGATAATCAAAACCCATTGCTACCGTTCCAAGTCCACCAGAGCCACCAGTAGTACCAATGTTAAATGTTGCTGTTTTATACAGGTCGCCATCAACATAAACATCAATCGTCACTGACGCTTGGGTGTTTCTCATTTGGGCGGTCATATCCATCCAAAACTTGGTAACATCTGGAGCTTTCAGATCAACTAATGGGCTTTTAACATACGAGTTTATTGCTGTGCCGTTGTCAGAATAACCAGTTTCCATTTTAAGTACATCTCCTTGGTTATCCCCTCCACAGTAAAGATTTTCCGACCCATTTGTATCTATAAAGTCGGTGAAGCAATTTGGATTGTATCCTGAGTGGACAGACCAAGCACCATATCTAGTGTCATAAACCATAACCTTGTTATTGTAAGTAGTCCCACCAAATGGATAGGCAAGATAATATCTATAATTGTGGTAAATACCTGCTGGTTTATCAAAGTTTGTTGGTGTTATACCATCTATTTCTGGATGTATTTGGGCAGAAACCTCATTGGTTCTGATTGTGTCAAAGAAATTTGGTTCGTTTCCAAGAACAAACACTCCCTTTCTCGAGAGAAAGAAAACATCATTGTCAACAGCATCTATTGACCTGTGTGCCACACAGCCAACTGAATTATTTATTAATTCAACTTTGGATATGAAATCACCTGTTGAATCAGAAGGTACTGCTTTATGGATTGACCTTTCTTTAAATACAACTAAATTGTTATAAAAAGTTGTTAACCCAGTTATTTTATCCCCGTCAGATGGCTGGACATCGAACCACTCTGCTGAAGTATCTGTACCAGTAGTGATAAAATAGGAAGAATCAGCACTCCTTGATATAAAGACTCTTGATGGATACGAGGCGTTACCAGATACAACCTGTCTACCTTTCCAATAAATACCAAACTTAGCTGGTACTCCACCAGGAAGAGATGTCATCACAAGAGAGCTATTAACGCACTTCATATTTAGACCATCATGGAAGTACATATTATTTCTGGCTTGAACGAAGTTACAATCACTTGTTGTTGAGAAAGTAGCACCTGACGCTGCTGTTATCATTGACCACGTTCCAGCGTTATCGTAATAAGCAGTTCCTCCAGCGACAGCGATAAGATACCTCGAACCTGAATCAGTATAGTATGAGGCCAGACCACTAATAGTATTAGCTAGTTGCGTATTTATAAGTTCAGTTCCACCACGCTTAGTTGGTAGACCATCTTCTGTATAGTTGATATTTAAAGCGTCAGGCGTTTCTTCTGGTTTTACCCTCGCAGATGAAATAAGAGTATTTAAACCACGCCTGAACGTATCTATTACCCACTCGGCTGGGTTTGAGTCACCATAATTTTTACGCATCTTTGTGTTACCCATATTGTTCCTATCTTGGGTCGCCCATGTGGATATTCTCTGCTACATATTTGTCATAAAACTTAACCTTTGGTTTTGTTCTAATATCTAATCTAACTAAATCGTCTAACTCTCTCTGAAACTTAGCCCAAGCATCAGAAGTATCTCTATATGGGTCTTCTGCTTCTTGCATCAATGCTAACGCACCTCTAGCTATCGGCATACTTCTTGGTATTCTCGTTGTATCGGTTGTTCCAGTTAGTTCATCAGCAGAAATCTTATATGTCGTCTTGAGTGATGGATTATCAGTCTGGTTTATATTCATTGTCATGCCGCTTACTAAATCACCACTGACCCAATAAATATAGTCGGAAGCATCTGTATCGGCTGATGATATTGTTGTTCTCCGATAAATATTATCGTTATCAGCACCAGGCACCTCCTCACGAACCTCAACCATATCTAGATAGTTTGTTGGTAATGTTTGTGTCTGCCCAGAAAATACATAGGTAGTAGCGGCTGTTGACCATGACCAATCAGAATAATCATAGATTTTCTCAATTATCCTATTGATGAACCTTTTTTGGTTATCTATCCCAGTTGACGGAACTGATGTATCTCCAAGTAGATAGTTCAAATCTTCCAAAACATCTTGTAGCGTTACTGCTGCCATATTTCTCCTTTATTCATAAGTTAGTGTAGTTATCGCTTTTCCAAAGGGTTCTAAGATTGGTAAAAATTCTTGATTTCATGAATACACCAAACTACTTCTGTCATCCCAAGCCCCATCAGCCGTTTTTATTTCAGTACAATTTCCACTAGACCAAGTGTATTTAAAAATCAGCCACCCACTATCAGTGGTTGCTGACCCTCTAGCTGCTACTCCCTTGTAGATAACATTGTCATCAACGTCATATTCCAATAACATCTGGACTTTAGCTGGAATATCTACAACTCTAGCAGCACCAGAAGAGGGAGAATAAATATCTCTTATAAATGACGGAACTGTTTGTCCACCTTCATACTTTTCGCTCATGGGCTGAAATCTCCTTATCTAGTTCTCTTCTGTCGCCCAAGAGTTTTAAATACCTATAAACTTTTTCAAATCTTTTTGTACCAAGTTCTGGTGTACCTATTCTATTTTCAACCGAACGTATCCTCCAAAGAAGGTCTGCTTTGGATGTTGCTTCTTCAGCAAAGTAATTGTAAATGTATTTTAGTTGCTCTGATTCTTTATTATTTGGGTTGCTAACATCAAAGTATGAGTAAATACTAGCTGATGATACTTCTTCGGCATCTACGCCAGTAGAATCACCAACCTCTACTGATTGTTTTTCAGCATCCTTTTTTGCCTCTGCTTCGGCATCTATATCGATTGGTTCTATATTAAATCCCATCATAGTCTGCATTAAGTATTTTTAATCACATTGTCAAGCATCATAGTAACCCCGCACCAACCAAGAAATTCCATTTTGGGAACAAATGGAGGATATTTGATGGTTTCTAACAAGTCTTTTTTGAAGTTCTCATCATCAGTTCTAACCCCAAACAGTATTGTTTCATCAAGTGCCATATTTGGGATTACTACCGGGATGCAGCCAGCAGTTTGGGCTTTCCTACCTGAAATACAAAATAGCTCTATTCCTTGTGCCGGATGTAGCCAAAACTTTGCTTTGCGGTATAGTGAATTCATTTCACTTTCTGGTAGTTTGCCAAGGAAATCAACACCAGATACCTTTGTTTGTCCACCAGATGCTCCATAAGAAGTTTTTAGCCTTAACCTGGTAGTTTCGTATATCTCTGGCCACATTTTAAGCAGAAAATCCAGCCCCCTGTCAGGCGATGACGAGTAAAGGGCAAAAAACTCCTTCTTCTCTGGTTTTAAATCTTTCGAATTACAAGCAAGTGGAATCACCTTTGAGTTTTTGCCAAATAATGATTGGTGGTATTTAGACAGAACAATTCTTTCGTCAAACTCTTTGAACATTTCATCAGTCTGTCCATACTTCGATGTCCAGTAGATATTTCTTTTTCCTAGTTTTGGTGGTTTCTCGTTACAGGCAAGAACAATATCATTTCCTTGATATTGATTTCTTGGTAAATAAAAAACCCCATCTAATTCAGTGGGGGTATTGTCGTAATAAACTATTACATCGTGTCCGAGGCTCTTTAATTCTCTGGCAGTATTAACTACATATTCCGGTGTTCCACCAATATAATCATTTGGAAGCCACCAGTAATCTTGTGGTAGCGATTCTGTCCATATTTCTATCATTTTGTGCTTAATTATACCTTGACCATCGAGGTATTTAACGCTAACGCTTACTTCCTTCTCAATCCATCTCAGGGTTCCCTTCCCTCCCAATGTGTCCACTCCTAGGTAGTATGGGTTTTATATCTAGTATCTTATATATACTTATTGATACATTACTTTATACTACTTAATCTACCTGAGGAGAATTGTATCGGTCGGTCGGCTGGCAATCCAAGACCTGCCAGTGGTCATCCCATCGCTTAATGCGACAATATCATTGTCTAATTTAATTTAAGTTATGTAAATACATCGATAGACGAGGTAATAAATTAGCTACTCCCACAACTACATTCCTATTGTTTTATATGTTGCCTTACCAATATGTTCGACAACAATATCTTCCCATTTAATAATTGGGACTCCGAGTTTTTTAGCTCTCTCATAATATTTGGTGTCAGAGAAATAATGAGGATAATTTTCATCTAAATCACCCATTATTTTGTATGTTTCTTTATTCATGCCCCAAAGTGAACCGAAGTAATCTCCTGCCCCCTCGTCAGTTGTTTTCGGTGAGTAAATGCCAACACTACTTATTTTATAGAACCTATCTAAGTCACCTGTTTTTAGTGTAATATCATCGTTCATTACAACTAAAATATCTCTTGTAGCTGCCCTTAGCCCCTGATTGACTGTGTTGGTATATCCAGTATTGATATCCTTCCTGATTGATATATCCCAATCTACCTCTATTGGCGAGGCATCATCTACAAGTATTAGCTCAGCTGTTGGATAGTGTTCTTTGACAGACTTAATACATCTATCAATTACCTGATAAAGTTCCAACCTATTGAAATAAATTGGAATTATTATACTAATCTCTATTTGGTCTAAATTTGTCGAAGTGTTCATAGTCTCTTAAATTATCTAATCTGTTTGGGTCATAATCATCAATGTATTTAACCGTTACACCTGCTTTCATAAATTGTATCGGCAACACTCTCTCCATAGCACATAAATGCTGTTTTGTTTCTGGGTAATCGCAGAAGTTTTTATTTTGCCTTAGTTTATCGAGTGCCTTCCTTTTGGCGTAAAATATCGGGCCGAATATCCCCCACTGGGGCAGTGAAACACTGTCTTTAGTTTCAGCATCAATATATGGCCTGTATTCATCTGCTCCATGTGAAAATGGAAATCTTAACCATCCTGTAACATCGTTTTTTCTAAAATCATCTAAACTACCTTTTATTGTCATTGAGTCGTGTATAAAGAAATACTCATCTCTGGGGTATTTTTCATAAGCTAGAATATATGCACCGATAGCAAACCCTGGTTTCTTGGTAAAATCTGTTAGGTAGGGATATTTCCTCAAATAGTTTATATCTTTTGAACCTGTATCAACTATTAAAATCTCCTCCATTGGTGGAATTGATTTAATAAGCGGCTCTAAGTATTGTTCACCCTCAAAACAGGGTATTACTATCATTGTTTCTAAAATGTTTTTTCATTTTATACCATACTTTCTGCCGCACTTTTTACACAGATGAATTTCTCTTTTGTATCCATATTCACCAATAAAGCAATGCCACATACCAAAATAGAGCTTTCTACCACAATCGGCACAGGTAGCAAATCTAAATTGTGGCACATACGATGGTTTCCCCCATTTTTTCACCAACTTATCCAGTTGCTTTTGCGTGATCATCAATACCTCTTTCCTTCTATTAATTTTTTAAGAAAATTTCATGTCGACATGAAAAACTAAGCTTTACTCATCATCTGGCAGTTTCCCACTTCTATTCCTGTATTGTCTTAGTTCGTAAGGAGTCCCAATATTATGAGCTGCTGTTGGATGGATTTCATAGATTATAATATTTCTGCCAACCAAATGATTATACGCTGGAGCGATGTAGTACTCATTATTATAAGTGTCTTTGTAGTCAAGCATCTTCTCCGCTGCTTCGCAATAATCCTCACCAGACCCGAAGTAATATATCCCGACATTAGCATTATTTGAAATAACCCTTTTTTCGGCTGTTTCGACTACTACACCATCTTCTACCCGAGAAAATGAGTGATTGTCTTTGTCTGAGTTGTAGGTCATCAAGCATCCATCGGTATTTTCGCAATTAGATAGAAAGTCATTTATATCTATATCTACTAACTGGTCGCAAGCTCCTATTATTAATGGAGTTTTATTATCTATAAAATCTCTGGCAAATAGTGTTGTGCATAAAGCACCCTTTGTTGGTTTGTCTACTGTTATAATTGTTACTTTCTCTTTTTTGAATATTCTTCGCATTTCTCTAACGTGTTCACTACGGCAAATGAAGATAAATCTATGGCTACATTTTGGCTTGAGATTCTTATAAACCCTATAAATCATTGGTTCGCCATCAACTTTAATGAAGGGTTTTGGAGTTGAGAACCCAGCGTCCTTAAATCTTGATCCTTCACCTGCCATTGGGATTAAAACATTACATTTCATACTTATCTCCTTTTACTGATGGAACTTTTACTATTGCCAATGAACCAGACTTTCCACACTGATATTTACAAACTTCGTTTGGTTTAATTATACAAATATCACCTGTGCGATAAGTTACCCCATTAATTATATGTATCCCACTAACAATGACAGTATACTCTGTTCCTACTTTATGATAGTGAGCTTTTTCAGTATCACCAGCCTTGTTATATTTTACCCCGAACTCAAAATCCTTTGTTCTTAAAACATTCGGCTCGAAATCACCAATTACCCATCCCTTAATGAATTGAGTTATATTTTTCATTTTAATTTAGCCATTATTAGGATTAAATCTCCGACTTCAAAGTCGACAACATCGAAGTCTACAAGCCAATCTATAATTGATTCGAGTGTCCCAATCCATAGGTGAATTTTGTTGTCATCATCATATATTCCTCCCTTAGCAGGCGTAGAGAATATCAAATACCCACTAGGTACAAGATGTTTCTTCACCTGTGATATAAACTTATCCAAATCGTACAAATGTTCAACAATCTCGAAGGCGGTTATTGCTTCAAATTTATCGCCATCAAACTCCTCAAACATTTTATTATGTGAAACAATATCTGGAACATTTTTAACCATAAACTTATATGCAGCTTTATTAGCCTCCACTGCTTCAACATAGAAGCCATTTCTTTGTAATATCAACGGAAATCTGCCAGTCCAAGCACCAACATCTAAGACTCTTTTGGCATTTATCTCTTTAAGTTTAGAAAGCCCCCACTCCCATCTACTGATATTTGGTACGCCAACATCATCAGATGGAGTAATTTTATCAATAGTCAAATCATAGCCAGAACTATCTCGATAAAACTTCTTGTATTCATCATAACTCTTAAAAGTATTTCTAATTTTTATCATAATTCCGCATATGTTTATCCTCCCCCCCCTAAGAACGAGAAGTCCATTGATTGCTCCATTGTTTAGCTGTTTCACTCCATGAAAATTTCTTAATAGCCTCATCAGTTGGTATTTTATTTGGGTCTTTGAGCTGTTTTACAACCTCATCAGAAAACTTCTTTTGAAGTTTCTTGTTGGTATAAATATCTCCACCCTTAACCAGAGTTCCCCAGATATTTCTCTCTTTGAGAGCAGCAACATCAGTGGTTACAGGAACACACCCAGCACATTGGCATTTTTGTAGCGTAATACAATTTATCTCATCAAACTCAGTGCTGTATGCCCATACTGTCGACTCACCCATAAGTTCGGCAACTTTTTTGTGGCTAACTCTCCCATGATGAGTAATTCGCTTATCAGACATCATTTTAACCACAGCATCTTTCCAAGCCATAGCATTTTTATTACCTTTGTTCATTTCATCAAAAGTATTCCATCCGTAACAGATATTTAGCTTGGCTTCTGGAACTTCTTTCCACACCTTCGGCATTATGTCTTTCAAGAGGCAATATAAACCTCTGTCATAAGATGACCCCCAAAATATTGTATTATCTTTCTTCTCTGGTAGGTTTTTGAAATGTTCAGGATTTATACCATTATTTGAGATTAAGACTTTCTCGTCAGGTATCTGTGGAAGTAGCGACCGATGGAAGTCAGATAGAACAACAATTTTGTCAAACGAGTCTATTACATCCTGAGTATAATCTTTGCTCTCCGGTACATCGTGCAGCCAAATCCATTTATGTTTAGCATTTATACCATTTAAGAACGACAGGTGGTTTCTCCATGATATAAAGATATTGAAATCATCTTTAATGTTTAACTCCCAGGTATTTTTATACTCAACTCCGTCATATATCCCTGCCAATGACCCACAGTGGTTGTATACGGTGACTTTATACCCTAACCTGACAAACTCTCTAGATAAGTTTATAACGGCTTCCTCAGAGCCACCTATACCCTTTAAAACTGATGGGGCAGCCCACTCCTCGTAAGAGAAAGCACAAAATATGACAATTTCTTTGTTACCCCACACCTTTGGGTCAGAATAAGCGTGTCTGATAGATATTACTCTCGGATCATCAGAAATTGATTTAGGAATCACTTTTCCAATCTCTTTTAGCTTTGATTTGTCATTCTTCTCTAACATCTCAGCGAAATCGCTTAATATATTGATGTCGTTTTCTTTTTCTTTCATTTCTTTAAATACATCTATGTATCTAGCAACAAATTCAGCCCCATTAGACATCTTGTACGCTCTAATATAGTCGGTGTATGCCTCATCCACCTCTCCGATACTTAGTTTGCATATCGCCATCTGAAGCAGAGGTATCCAGGTGTATGTATGAGGCTCTATTACCCTTATTGTTTCTGGTATTTTCTTTGTGAAGCCGTTTTTAATCCACTCAATGCAATATTTCCAGTTATCGACTCCTCCTAGTTGGTCTGCCATATGAAAATAAGTGTTAGCTACACCAAAATAGCCATCTGGCCAATTAGGTCTGAGTTTGATTGCTTCCATATTAGCTATTATCGCTTCTTGAAAGTCGCCAGTCTTTGTCATACACTCACCAAGATAGTGCCAGGCGTGCATCTTCTCTTCTTCCCATCCACTAACTTGAATATATTTAACATAGTATTCTGCTGCTTTCTTAAATTCCTTCATTCCACGATAGGTTTGTCCGATGTAGTAAAGAGTACGTGAATCAGATTGGTCTTTTAAGAGAATATCTAAATTTCTTTGTAACGACCCTTGTAACTCTTCCAGTGTCGCCAAATGGTCAACGACAACATCCTCAGTTTTCATCACAGCATTCTTGGTATTTTGTATTGCTGTTTCGTGTATTTGACCGACCCATTTGAATTGTGATTTTTTCAGTAGTCTTTCTCGCCAATGTATCGCAACTATGTTCCCATATTCATCTCTAGCGTAGTTATAAACAAAGGCAAAACCAGCTGTTTTATCATCTGCCATATCTGTAAGTCCTCTAAGTTTCTCGTGTCCTGTTATGTCGTCGTCAGAATCCAACCAAAATACCCATTCATTAGTGGCTTTGTCGAAAGAGAAGTTTCTGGCAGCAGAGAAATCATTTATCCATTTAAAATCGTAAACATTAGCACCATATTTCTTGGCTATTTCTTTTGTTTTATCCTTAGAACCAGTATCGACTATAACCATTTCATCAAAAGAGTCTTTTATTTTTGGTAAAAGCCTCTCCATATCCTTCTCGTTGTCTCGAACAATCATACACAGTGAAATCTTTTCCATTTGTCTCCTTATATTTTAGTCATCGGACTATTTCTTTGTATTTTGTAAATTCTTCTCATTTTTTTTCCACACTCACACTCTAATGAATCTGGTTGTTCCCCAGCCTTGTAATCCACTTCCTGTGTATCTTTGCATTTGTCACAAAAATATTCGTAAATCATTAGTAAACCTTAAATTGAGGAAACTTCTTCTTAAAAAAATTAAGCATTTTCTTATTATTAAAAAGCTCTGGTTCAACTTTTTCCAATGCGATATAAAGTCCAGTCGGGATAGATATTCCAGCACCGAAGGTCTTTGTTTTATTCATCCCAGTTGGGTTAGATGTTATCCTTCTTCGCTTATTTTCAGCCAAAACATTCTGTAATTCAAAAAGATGCAGCTCGGGGTCTTTCCACAGCCACAAATTTATAGTGTTCTTATAAAGCTCTTCTTTTGTTTTGGACTCTTCTCTAAGACCTGAAACCTCATGTTCCAGCACTCCTCTTATTCTAAGTCCGTTTGGTATTTGGTCGCCCATAATCTCCTTATAGAGAAGGAACTTTCGTTCCTCCCCATATAAGACGACTACTATTTAAGTCTCTTAACAACGTGGACAGCTCTTGGATCGTTAATCTGAAGTGTTGCTTCAGTCTCATACCAACCACCAGTGAAAGAACCAGTTTTAGCTGCTTCCTTATACTCAGGTCGGACTAAGAAACCAATTTTAGCCATTTCAGGGTCTAACATAACCAAATCGTTGTCAGTCGCACCTTGGTTTGCATATCTGTGTAGGAACAGTTTTACAATACCGAAGTCAGACTCGTACACGTCAACAGCGTTCGTCAATCTCTTGTCTTCGCTATCAATGTTCTTGGTTGAACCAGCTGTGAAGCCAGAGATTCTTCTCTTTAGAGTTGAACCCATGTAGGCTTCTTTGATGGATGTTCCGGAACCGTTCCATGTATTTGAGAAATAATCATTAAGCATGGTTTCTGATAGTGAGACTCCAGATGGAGAAGTCGTAAGTATTGCATGACCAGCTACATCATCCCAGTGTCCTGTGTCTTTAAGACCAGCCATTCCACGTGCTTCGGTTGATGAACCAGTTGCGATTGTACCAGCCATTAAGGATGCTTCAATTCTATTTTTCAAGACTTTGATAGCATTTGCTTTTTGTCTGGCCATATCGTCAGAATACTGTCCTGCTGTTACAGTTTTTCGAAGTGTGTCAGTAACTTTCACTTCTGCCGAAATATTTTGGCAGTAATTGTTGCATCGTGCGGTGTTGGTCACATCAGCATAATTAGGAGTAAACCCTTCAGGGTTTTTGAATATTGTTGCACCTGCTGCTAGGGAATCCACTAACCATTCCAATTTTGTTAATCTTTATGTCTCCATAAAGTTCGGACTATATCTTCATCCCATTACTGGGAGTCAAGCATGTAGTCTCTGAGGCTAATTCTACACTTTTTTGCATCAATATAGGTATTTATTCGATTCTGTTTTCTTGATATTTTGAAATAACATCCAGATTTAATAAATGACGGTAAAGATAATGTTAGTACCCTTGGTATTTTATACCAACTCTTTCGTGGTTTTTCTTTTCTGTCACCAGTGACTATCACTCCGACAGATTGTAAAATTCCCTTGAAATCACCAACCCAATAATCGGTTGACTTGAATCCAATAATAAACTGGTTGCCACTCCATTGTTTTTTATTCCACTTTCTAAGGGCTACATATCCCTCTGAATCCATTAAACCGGCAATAAACTCCAGTTTGTTACTTTTCCCAGCGTTGATTATAAACTGTGGAATCCTTTTCTTCTTATTAGTGATATTTTGTAAATAATCACACAGCTCCTTGCAACAAACTGATAACTGGTTATTTGGTTTTTTGCTCTTTTTGACTGGATATGTATATATCTTTGGTCTTCTACCTATAATTTTGTAAAGTGCGTCTTGTGTCGCCAGTGCGAAGTCATAATCTATGGTGTTTAGCTTGAAATAACTGCCCCTACCGTATCTCGTAACACACCCATCGCCTAGATAAACCCCGACTAAATAAAACAGCGAATTCTTGCCTGCGGATTGACTCAGATTAAGCATTTTTGCTCCTTCGGCAGCTTAATATTTTAACAAGTTGTTCCCGCATATAGCTTGATTGTCTACTAACAATTACTTGCTAGTGTCACGAATGTTTTAATGTTCCATGATAGACCGAACCAACGGCAACCGTACCTAGACCGCTTTGGAGTTGAAATTCAGTCGGATCCACATTTGTGATAATGTCCCACAAATCTTCCTTGACTGAACCCTTCTCTTTCCGCTCATCATAGGTATTAACTGGTGAATAAGCCATTGTTACCTCTTAGGTTATTATCTGGCCGCCAAGAGGTTTAGTCTTCAGATTTTGTTTGTTTTTAATAATTCTAACAATGCGGCATTTGATTCTCGTTTGTTTTTGCTGCTTAGTTTTGATTTAAGAGCATTAACGTTTTCAGAATCATCTACCACTTTGGAAGTTGTACCTTCTTCAAGTGATTGCCTTTTAACATACTCGACTGTTTCTTGAGCAGACTGCTTGCCTTTTGCTTGGGCTTCCTTCAACAAGGAAACTATTTCCTTTGTTGCTTCCTTAGGAGTCATATAACCTCTCCCTTGGATTATGGACGCCTGTCTGTACGCTTCAGCCATGTCAAGAATCTTTTGGTTTTCTGCTGCTTCAGGTATCTCACTTTTAACCTCTTCCCATGCACGTTTTTCTTTCTCTTTAAACTCATACTCATCACGAGTCATGACGTTTGGGGGGAGATTTACTTCACGCTCTGGGGGTAGTGGTATTTGTTCTGCCTCTTCTTCGTATTCAGGTTCACGAGATGAGAGGGATTTGACATATTCCTCTGCCTCTTTCCTTCTCCTTCTCTCCTCCTGTAACGCTTTGAGCGGAACAGTTTTAACTTCCTTCTCTTCTACTGGTTGCTCTGTGATTTCCGTCTTCTCTGACGTTTGAGTTTCCTCAGAAGCATTTGTTTCGGTAGTAGCTGACTCTACGCTGGGAGTTATCTCTCCCGCATCTTTAGCGAGCTGTTCTTCCATTTGTCTCCTTATTTTGCCAGCGATATAGCCCTCGCTCTGTTGGGGCAAGACGATATTATCAACCCTCGTCTTTCGGATGATTGCCACCTATATGTCGGACAGGTGAAGGCGACACCCACCTATCCAACATACAGAGGACAATCTATTCCTCTACAATCTCTCCATTAACAATTTTAAGGTTTTTGTCAAGTATTTTGCCTTTCCCACAATCACATCTCACACTTGTGAACTCCCCAAATGGCCCTTCAACTACCCAGAAGTGTTTATGAGCAAAATCATGCTCAACTGGCATCTCTGAGCCTTTAATTAAGTGTGTTTCCCCAAATAGTGGATTCTTTTCACCATTTATTTTGGTTGGCTCGTCTTTGATTCCCATTTATCTATATCCTTTGCTGCCTTTTCGCTATTTCTATAAACTTTTTTTAATATCTCACCTACCTGTCTAAGCCCATTAACATATCCATAGTGTTCGAAATAAACCTCTGGTCTATCTTTAACTTCAGTTTTAAAAGATGGAGAAACAGACTTTTCAAATGCCCATTTAATTTCTTTTTCCAGAATCTTTTTAAGTTCGATAAATCCTTTAGTAGATTCCATATACTCGAAATCACGACCAATCTCAATCGCTTTTTTTGCTTCATCAAGTTTTTTCATATTCGCCTTTCTTTTTATTCTGGTGGTAATGGTATTGGTTCAGGTGGAAGTGGCGGCATACCAATTGGACTTCCTTCTTCTGGTGGTAGTGGTGGCATACCCATAGGCTGTTCCATCGGTTGCCCTTCTGGTTGCTCCATTGATTGTGCCATCTCAATTTGCTCTTGCTGTTTTTCCTTAACTAATTGGGATACTTCCTGTGTTGTCACGATATATTTTGAAGCGTCTGACTTGTCATAGGATGATGAGCAGTCTTTGGCTAATGATTCCCAGTTTAAACTTATGGGGTTTGGTGATTGTTGCGATGCCCCGTAAATAGATAACATTTTATCTAAGAAAACTGCATTTGTCTGTGCTTCAGCTTCTTTTGAGCGTGGAAGCATTGAAATCTCATCTAATTCTAAATCAAACTCTCCCTGAATAATATCTGGCCCTATTGGAACGATTACATCTTTGTCATAACCAGATATTTTAATAAATATATCTCTATCCAAATACTGCTGTATTAGCCTCATCCATTGATAGCCAATCTCTTTCACAGACTTCATAAAGAAACCACGATAAAGGTCTAATATATCGCTTCCTGCACTCTGGATAGCAATTATCCCACCCTTTGTACCTGCTGTCTTATCTGATGTGTCTGTTGGATTCCCTGTTTGATAGCCAGATATGGTATTTTGCTCAATATCAGCAGCCAAGGTATCACGAATACCCTGATATGCACGAACTGGTGGCATTGGGAAGGTAAATGGCTTCGGCTCTCTGTCACCCCTATAGGTGATTTGGTTTCCTGGAGCTACCTCATAGGAGTCAACTATTGTTGTTTCTTCCTGCATTACCATTGGGTTGTTAGCTAAGTTCCAAGCATCTAAAAAGTGATTTGTAAGGTCGTTCATCCCCCATACTAATCTTTCATTAGTTTCGAATAGTGATTCTCCAATAAGTGATTTACCCTTTGGCTTGATTCTAAAATCAACTAGCGGATATTTCCCATGCCAATAGTCAAGCTGTCTTCTTGGCCTGGTGACTGTATTTCTGTTGCTTATGACTGTCACAAATATTTTGTCATCTTCTTTCTCGTAGCACTCCCAGTTCTCAACAATATCTATTGTATTATCGGCATCATCAGAGTTTTCTTGGACTAATCTATTCCTGGATTTAGAATAATCATCGGTGTCTGAAATTGGCTTGGTTTTAAGTCCAGACAAGTTTTGGTAGTAACCTGGTGTTTTTTCATTCTTGAACTTCATATCTGAAAGTCTTGAAAAAGAGCGAACAATAACCCACGGAGCGTTATGAATAGAGTAATTGGTTGATGGCGATGGCAATACATCATAGATTGCTAAGTTTTCAAAGTCAGGATAGCCAATAGATTTCTTAGTGTCCTTGACTTTATCTTTCTCAACTCCCATTTCATCAAATTCTCTTTGTTTAAACGAAATCTCTTTTGTTATCCAAGGAACTTTTCCATATCCTATTCCTGACACCACTGAGTCCAAAAGAGAAATACAAAGTTTTTCTTTTAATGATGGATTTGAGTGTGGCCCTTTGGAGAAGTATTTTAAGAGGCTTTCAATCGCCAGTGCTTTAGCATCAGATAACTCATCTTTCTTGCCGATAGGTGTTGCGTTCCACCCCGGGTCACCACCGATAGTCTTAGCGATTATATTCCATGTCTTCGAAGTCAAAATAGGCTCAAATACTCGTGAGTGCCACATGAAATCGTCATCGTCTATGTGGGCATAAAGCAAATCATACCAGTCAGATGTCTTTTTAAACCATGTTTCCAGATTATCAAAAGATTTCCTATATCTAGCTGCCCACTTTGGTACAACAGTATCTTTTTTGTCTTTCTTCTCTTTTTCTTTCATAATTAGTCCTTATTTGTTCTATTCTCTGCATTAAGTATTTATTGGTGTAATGTCAAGCCTAATTGGAAAGAAATCTGTCAGAAATTGATATTTCTTCAAATCTTATCTGATATTCAATCATATACATTTTTCTGGCAACAGAAATTGCCTTAGATTTGTTTTTAATTTTGAAATGGAAGTCACGATAGCACTCCTTAGAACAAAAAGTGTTTGTAATTGGTATTTGTAACCCACAATTTATACATTTTTCCCCAATTCTCAAGTTGTTTGCTGGTTTTTCCATTTTTTTAAGCATATTTTATCACCCTACCTGTTTTCGGGTGATATATTGGTTGTTTCTTTTTATGATTTCCTGTTGGTTTTTGGGCTAAATCATTACCATAAGCCAAAGCATCCATCAGATCATCGTGTTTAGACAATGGAAACCTAATAAGTTCATCCTCTAAGTCATCCATACCATGTAAAAAGAACACTTTATTAACCTCAAATCTTGGTGAAAGTGCTTCAATACGAGTAATTTTTGATAATCTACCCTTTAATTCCTCGATTTGGAAGTAATCACCCCGCCTAGACATCTCTTCCAAAAGAACTGGCCTAATGGTATCATCAAATGCTTTCTGTTCTATGCCGATTTTATCAACATTAAAAGCGTGTTTGTTATCAAAGATACGATTTATTAAATCTTTCTCGCCCTCCCTAACTCTTTTTGCTAGTCTGACATACCAATTATTGTCTGAATCAATAGAAACTATCACGTGAGCAGTGAAATCAGCAGTTTTAGCCAATGAATAAGCTCTATCAATCATGTAAATAGTGTAGAGTTCTTTACCTGAAATTTCACCATCAGTGTAATATCTAAAATCGGTTTTCTTAAACTTGGCTGATTCGGCATCAACAGGCTCATTTAGATACTGCCCTGAGAATATAAAGCTGCCCTGTTCATCCCTAATCTCTTTAAGTTTTTCCTTAGTAAATCTTGATGGGAATATCGGGTCGCCATTTTCATCAAAACATGAGTGAACTTGCGGTTTGAACTTATCAGAGTGATTTTCTATTAACCAACCATACAAATCTCCATAGTTATAACGAGTATTATGGACAACATAACCTTCTGATATAAAATTACCTGTATCTTCGATTGTAAGGTCATAAACCTCCTCTTCTCCGCACCCAACTATTGATTTAACCCTTTCCCATCTCCAGTTGAATTGGTTTACCCCAAAAGACTGGCGTTTATTATTAGTTAGCCCAATCGAGTAAAAAGTATTTTTAACAGGTTTCTTACTATTAGGTGGTTGTAAAGTTCTAGTTCTTTCTAAAATCTTTGTTGGTCGTATTCCACAGGTTAATGAAAGATAATATAAATCATTTACTAATTCCTTATTGGTAAGTTCTACCCTGAAGAGGTCACCACGCTGTTTACAACCATCAGAATCACACATACCTTCTATGAGTCTTCTCTTATAACAAGCTCGTTGATTAAACACCCATTTTGGTAGTCTCTTAGTTTTGGAAGTACCAATAAATCCATTGTCTACAAACCATCTGGCAGCTTTGGCATTTGAAACACGATAATATCCATAGCTGGTCTCTTTCGGCTCTCCAAGATACTTTTTTATTATGTTTAGTATTTTGCTATTATCCCCTACGTGCTTTGCTATACATATTCCATAAATATATTTTTTTGATTTCCATATCCAACCATCACCATACATAAATCCTAAAAGGTAATAGAAATCAGACCGCAAGAACCTATTGTCATAATATCTTTTTGATGTTTCTGTTGAGACCAATGACGAAGTGATAACCTTGTCACCAATTTTTAGGTTTTTTACCATCCTCCATTCGACCCCATTTTCACCAAGAACTAAAAAAGGATGTCTGTCTGTAGCTTTTAATGAATGTCTACCTGTTTCTATCTGGAATACTTTAGATTTTCCCTGAGGTATAACAGCTTCGACTTTTCTAATAACTGCTCTTTTGTCCTTATAGCTAAACACCCTATCTCCGACTTTCACTTCCTCAATATTTTTCCAAAAACCGTCTGACATTAAGACCTTAGAGCCAACAGCCAGACACCCAATAACAATTATTTTCCCATCCGGTTCAAGTAGAGAAATCGCCATCCTATACCAGTCAATAGTCTTCTGGATCAATTCCTTAGTATTGACGTTATCCTGGTCAACAAGGTCATCAAGTATCATCAAATCGTAGTGCTGTGATACTAACGATTGCCCAACACCAGCAACCTGAATAGTTGGCTCTTTTTTGTTTATAGTTCGAGTCTTTAAGATAATCTCCTGTTCAGTCCACTTATCATCCTTGTTAATGGTGTCGCCCATTATCTCTTTTAATTTGTCATTGTTAGCAAGATGCCCCTTAATCTCTCTTAAAAAGGATTTAGCGTTAGATAAAACAGAATTACCAATAAATATCCTCAGATTAGGATTCTTGCATAGTTCATATAAAGAGTACCCGACAGTAATATTTGTTGTTTTAAAATGCCCACGTGGCCACAAATGTAATTGGCGGTTGTTACCAAACTGGACAGAATCACACATTAACCTATGTGGTTGCTCAGATATTTTATCGTATCCTAAAATATTCTTATTAAACGAGTAGAGGTCACCAATCTTAGACTGTATATCAGCCCACCTCCCAAGACTAGCAAAGTCATCCTCAGATAACGTAATCTTGTCCACCGGCCTCCTTTAATCTACCACTTCTATTGTAACCTTATATGATGCATTTCTGGGTAGAGAGAATATCTCTCCTATCTTATCCCTCTGGTACTCAGACACTTCTATAACAACAGGAACAGTTCCATCTACATACTCGGCATTTACTTTGATCTTATCAGATAATATTTCAATCATGCTACCACCTTCAG